GTTACATAGATTGATATATTTTGCAAAATATTACGCAGTCGCATCTTTTTGGTTCACCTTAACTTTTTGTCCAGGGCGCAAAGCATTTTTCTTTGACGTATCTTTATCACTATTTACCGAAATGCTGTTAGGGTCTCCTGGATTATCTGGATCTTTATCAATCATGCCAGCTGGCACTACTGTTTTCACTTTGGTTTTTGGATCTTGCAGGGTAATCTCTTTCGGATCTGTCTTTATAATATCCATATCTTTTTTTGGAGCTATTTCTGCAAGTTTCATGTTATCCTTATCTATTAAGCTGCTTTATTCTTTTACTAATGGGGTTTATTCTTTTTGTTTTTTGTGCCTTACGTTTCATTTTCAAACCAATTTTTGCTTTAGTCCTTTTTAACGTAAGTCTTTTTTGAATATTAATAGGAGCATAGCAAGCGGCTGCAGAGGATACAACCCTTCCTCTCCGAGAACCACTCATGCATCTATATTTGCGCACTGCTCGATTACCAGTTTTTGCCCATACCATTTTTTCGGAAATAATTTCTGATATATACATTTTATAGTTGTGTTACTAAAATTACTACTATCGTGCTTAAAAGGCCTGCAACAATTGTGCCACAAGCTGTGATAATAACACGGATCATAGATTTATTGCCATGTAAAACATCATTATGAATGCTTTCAACTTTTTCTTCTATATTTTCTAATCTATTTTCAATCTGTTGATATCGTTGTGTACACAAATCTACATGTGCCTCTAAGTTTTCTTTTTCCAATGATGTTGCTGTAACCAAAACATTATCCTATGTACTCTGTTAATGTATTTAGCAGTGTTTAATTTTAATTATCTACAAGGTTAAAAAACACATTACACAATTTTGTGTCATTAGATATAAACACAGGTTTATCTATTTTCACAGTTTCATCTAATCCAGTGATGACAGGCACATACTTAAAATTCTGTAGTAATATAGGCAAAGTAACACTGTTTTCTTGTTCTATGTTGAATTCAGCAATCCAATATTTTTGCGTGTTTCGATATTTTGAACCAAATCCAATTCCGTTTATATTTTCATGTTTAATTGTAACTGTGGTTGGTTCTAAATTTGTGGTTAATGATACAGTCTGTATCACGGTGTTATAATTTGAGTGTTGCTGATAATCTTTTTCAATACCAGATGCATGCACAACACCAGTGTTAGTAATGTCTATAAGTGTGTAAACAGTAACTCTCATGCTAGTATTTACTGGTCAAGAAAAAAGGGTGCTGTTATTATGAGCACCCTTTGATTTAAACAATCTTAGATTGCTTCAATGTCTGTCACTACTGTGACAGTGACTGTTTGGCTATCACTTAGTGTTTGTACACCTGCAGATAATGTGCCTAATGTACCAGTTTCTAACACAGTACCTACCATCTTAGCAATACTGTCAATATCTACAGCATGCTTGTCGGCAACCATATATAATTCAAGGCCGTTAGCTTTAAATTGGATCATATGTGCCATTCCACCTAAAGCATCTGAGATTTTTGCTGCTGCTGCGTCTGAAGCAGCTACTGCTAGTCCTGAACCACTTAAAACCGCCTTGAACATGTCTACAGACGTTAGTTTTTGTATTGTACCACGGGCTACTGCCGGTGGATGTACTCTTGTTACTGCTGCCATTTTATTCTCCTTTTATCTTTGGCAGGACAAATTACTTGTCCTTCTGTAGTTATTTATCATCTGAAAATTTATATCTGTTTCTTTGCACGTTTACTGACACTTTTTAGTAGATTAATGTAAGCTGGACCAGCTACTACAATTTCATCTATCATATCTATGATAGGCAAATATGCTTTAACCATGTTGCTGGGAATGCTCCTGCCACTACGTGCCTGTTCAAGGAATGATTTTATTAAAACTAAATTACTAGGATCAGCTAGTAGCTTATAATGTATGAGATCTCTACTGGTAGTCCTGGAAGTATCAGGAGTAGTTACTGTTGGTTCATTATCTACAACACGAGAATTTTCAAGATCTTTCTGTGCAACTAATTTAGAAAAATCATCTATCACATCGCTGTTACGACACTTTGCTCGTAATGCGTATAAAAGTTTTGTAGCTACTGTGGTTTTATCTCGTTCACTTGCTCTGTTGAAATTTTGTAGCGCACGTCTAATTTTTTTATATTCTGGATTTACAATATCAAATCCATTTTCTAATCTAATAAACATCTGTGTAGCAGATGTTGGGATGTTACCAGTAGCCACAGAACGCAGATAACTTACAATATCTCTTGGTGAAAAACTAGTACTAGCTTGTTTATTTGCTGCTGCCTCTGGGTCTTTTAATTTACGTAACGTAGTTTCGTCACCTAAAATAAAATGGATAAAATTGTATGCATCTGTGCCGCTGATTTTGAAATGCTTGTAATTACCATGTTGAGTATCACTGCAGTATTTTTTTACAAAAGGCATAGCCACCGCATAGTTACGCATAAATTCTATCGTTAATAACAGGAGATACAATTTTTCGCAGCAATCTGAATATGTAAGGATAGGTTGATCCTTTGCATTTTTTGTCATTCGAGATTCAAATAAATTTTGTAAAAATTGCATTACCTATCCATTGCTCTATTTGCAGCAGAAAATCCTGCACGATTGACTAATTTGAAACTGCCCCAAGGACGATTCATAACATAACCTTCTCCACCGGAGTCTGATCCTATTGAAGCTTGTACATCCATTTTGTGACTGTCAAATTGTTGTATGATTGAATCTTTGATTTTTTGAATGCTATCAACGATTGCCCATAATGCATCAAATCCATTTTTGTTTTTTTGTATGTATTCTGCTAGCCTTTTTTGTTTTACTTGACTTACCTTACTAGAACTTAACCAGTTAAAAAAATCATTACCTAGATTCTGCATTCCGGAATCTACTTTTGAATTTGTGTATGCATACAATAAATTAGGAAAATCCGATAGTTTTTGTTGGGTTAATGATACTTTATTCAACAAACTATCAATACTATTTTTATTTTGATTTATCTGTTGTTTGATTGCTCGCACTAGATCGTCATCAGTATCGGCAGATTTTTGCATCGTGATCGGTGGCATCACTAGCAAATCTTTGCTTTGAAAGAAAGTTTTTACTTCCACTCCTAGTGATTTTTCTTTGCCATTAACGTCAATTTCATTGTGTACAACTACGCCTGCTTTACTAGAACTAATCTGTTTACCGATAGCACTTGCAGCGGCAACAGTGTAAGTAACAACATTTGGTGTAAAAACAAATTGATTATCGGTGATAGGAGGTGTAGAATAATACAAAAGATCTCCTTTGAAAAATCCTACATGATCAGCAGGTACTGAAGATTCAAAGTAAGGAAAAATGCTTTTCATTTTTGCTGCAAATTTTGCATAAGAATCTGGCACATCCTGTCCTTTGGTTATTTTCCGGTTAAGGATCATTTTTTCTAAATCACCGCCACTCGTACTTCTTCCGTCATATCCCTTTGCATTAAATCCGGATTTATCTGTTAAAATAAAAGCACCACTTTCATTCCTGCCGAAAATGATTGCAGGGCTGCCGTCCCACTTTACTGTGACATCATTGTGCTGTCCTTGCTCAATAGCTTTTAAACTTTCGATTGCTTTAATTGCACCTGCGGAGCCTTCCCAGAAAATAAGATCTTCTGCGTGTTGGATCCTAGCCGATTCATACAATAAATTTTTAAGTTCAAACCACCTCATAGCCGGCCAATTTCCTTAGGTTTAAAATATCTTGCATTTCAGGTAAACTTAAATCATCTTTAGCAAATGCTACTCTGGCGTCTGCACTAAGTTCTTTTTCATTAGGTAAATCTTTGATCTTGGTCCATATAGTTTCAACACTCTCTAGATCATCTATCTGCCCGTTTGGCCCTAGCAGTAATTTTGCAATTTCTGCTGGTTGGTTTGTGATAAGACTGTTATCTTCACGTTTCAGCAGCCCTTTATTGGCACTCCACTTCATACCTTTAGCTTTAGCAATACTGGCAAGCATTAACTGCCTATGTACACCTTTGAATTGACTTTGATCATCGGATCCCCGCAAACTCCATTTCATCCATTCTGGATCACCAAACATTAAATCAGTTTGCACAAATCCATTTTTTGCATTGCCACCAATTGGAGTTTTAAAATGCACACTGATGCCAGTTTTTTTTATCCAGTCTTTAGGATCTAAGTTGTTTGTAGCACACCATTGTGTAAGTCTAGTCACAAGATCTTGTTTTGATACATCTTGCTGATTTATAGCAATATCTAGATCACCTGAAGTGGATTTTATTCCTGTAGAACCAAGTTTAAAATCTACATGTGGAATCTGTGTAATGGTTTCTAACCACTGGAGCGTTGGATCAACATCAGCACGATTTATACGTTGGGTGTCTTGCCATATATTACCACCTTCTTTCAGACGCATTAATTTATTTTCCTTTTAGATTCGGTAATTTTGTCGATTCCTCTTTTAAATTTTTTTGGGTCGTTTGTACGGATGCTATTTAGAAACCTACGCTCTAGTTCATTTGCTGTATTTTCGTCATAACTTTCATTTATTAATCGTATTAAATTCATACTACTTTTGATGATATTATTCGCAGTCGACTCAATTATATGATCAGTATCTCGATTTAATGGTAGATTATTTAACTCTTGCAGGATAGATCTAGTCTGTCTTTTCATAAGTGTTCCTTCAGTTGTATTTATTACATTTTCCTATACAAAAAGACTGCTAATAGATTCTTCGTTTGTTACCCTGCGTATTGCTTCTCCAAACAAATTGGCTAGGGTAATTTGCCTTGTTTTCTTGTATTGCTTGTCACAATGATCTTCAATACTATCTGTAATTACTAATTCTGACAAACTACTTTCCTCGACACGGAGACAAGCACTACCACTGAGGACTCCATGTGTAATATATGCACGGACACTTTTAGCACCTGCACCCATAATGGCTTTTGCAGCATTGCACAAAGTTCCGCCACTATCTACAATATCATCTACTAAAATAGCATGTTTATCCTCTACATCGCCAATAATATGCATAACTTCGCTTTTACCTGCTTCAGGTCTACGTTTATCTACAATTGCTATATAGCCGTGAAACATGTCTGCAAATTTTCTTGCTCTTACTGCTCCTCCTGCATCTGGACTTACAAAAACAACTTTGTCTTTAGGAGGAAGATGGTGTTCGATGTCCTTTGCAAATACTATTCTACTAGTAAGGTCATCTACAGGAATATCAAAAAAACCTTGTATTTGACCTGCGTGTAGATCTATTGTGAGTACCCTATCTGCACCTGCAGTAGTAAGTAAATCAGCCATTAGTTTGGCACTAATAGGTGTCCTACTAGCACTTTTACGATCCTGCCTAGCATATCCGAAATATGGAATAACTGCTGTGACCCGTTGAGCACTACTACGTTTAGCTGCATCTATCATGACCATTAGTTCCATGTAATTATGATTTACAGGAGTGCCTGTAGATTGTATGATGAAAACATCTTCACCTCTGATATTTTCCAAAAATTCTACTTTTGATTCTCCATCCGCAAAAGTTCCTATGTTTGTTGGAACCAATGTGCTAAAACAATGTTCGGCAATGGCTACAGCCAGAGGTTTATTTGATTTTCCTGTAATTAATTTCATTTATTCTCTTATATTAGCAAATTCTTAAATTGTTTGTAGCATTCGCTCCAGGAGAACTGAATGCTTGTATTATATACTGTTTGTCGATCAATGTCAAGACATTTTTCTATTGCTGCTGTTAAAGAATCAGCAACATACCCATTTATTCCATTTATAATAATATCTTTTGGTCCTGTAACTGGATAAGCTGCAACAGGTGTACCACACGCCATAGCTTCTAGCATAACAGCACCTAGTGTGTCTTTCTTACTGGTAAACACAAAACAATCAGCAGCCTGATACCATTGTATTAATTCTTGGCCACTTTGATATCCTACAAATGTTACATCAGGATATTTTTTTTGTAGCATAGTTTTGTCTGGGCCGTCTCCAATTATAATTTTTGTTGCACGTTCTCCTAATTTAGATTTACAAAAATCTTCTAAGCCTTTTTCTGGAGATATTCTTGCAACTGTGATCACAATAGGATATCCGCATATTTTCCTAATAGGATTATTTCTGTCTCCGGGTGTAAAGACAGTGCGATCTACTCCTCTTACCCATGGGCATATAAGTTTATTAGAGATTTGATTTTCTAATTCTTTAACCATACTTGGAGTAGTGGTAATTATATTATGGGAATTTTTCAATACATGCCTTACCCATAACCATCCTAATGATAATGGAAAATTATAATTCATGTTTAAAAATTCAGGAAACTTAGTGTGGTAGGCACAAGTATATTTTATTTGATATTGTTTACAAACTTGCAAGAATAAATATCCTAAACAAGTTTCTGGTGTAGCAATATGTATATAATCAAAATCTTGTGTAATGTATTTTTTTAGTTTTGCACTTGGAATATAAAATAATGAAACATTAGGATAGGGACGTGATAGTGTAATGCCAAAAGTACCAGGATGTACCACCGTTACTGTGTCACCTTGACTATGCGCTTCTTTGCAAATACCCTGTAATGTAGTCACAACTCCATTTGTTTGTGGTATCCATGCATCAGAAACAATTAATATTTTTGCCAAAGATATACCTCACTAAAAAAAATATTTATCTGACCATTTCATATGTACTAGCCTAATAGATAAATAATTTTGTGCAATGCACAACACACTTATACACATAGGAGAAAAAATGTTAAGTAGAATTATTAAATGGCTTAGTGAGTCATCAAAACCAAGAATCACTCCTTTTGATAGATACATACTATCACAAAATCCACAATCACTGTCAGAATTAGATCTATACTGTAAAACAAATAATACATTGGATAGGAGATTCGTATGAATTTTTTATCTGCTATATGGCATGCACTTAGTGATGCAAGGAATCATCAGCACAGAGAATTGCGAAATTTTGCAAAATCTGAATACAAACATGATTGGGAGTGGGCTTATCAGAGTATGAAGACAAAAAAGAAATTGCCTCTTAGCAAATAATATATATTGACAAGCGATAAATATCATTATATAATAGTTTATTAACACACACACATAGGAAATAAAATGAAACAAGATAACTTTGACCAAATGAGCGATATGATGAAAAACTTTGTACCAGTAATGAAACCTAATAAAAATGGTTATGAAATACGAACAAAAGTATTAGAAATGGCTCAAACACAAATGTGGCAAGATTATAATGCAAAATGGGGTGCCTGGGAAACTAAAGTGACCAAGGAGGGGGACGAGATGGTAACAACTGTAACAATGCCTGATATACCAGGAGTTGAGGAAGTTGTGAAAGCAGCTGAACGTATGTACTCTTTTGTTACCGGAAAATAATTAAGCTAGCGAATGACGGGCATTTTCAAGATAACCTATTTCTTCTTGTAGCTCGTCAATCCTCTTCTTATTGCCTTTGATTTGTGCTTCCTGTAAAAGTTTATTGTACTCTGCCAGTTTTTTATTTAAATCATCTCTAAAACTCATGGTAGTTCCTTATTAAAAAACCAAACTTAAAATTATTGTTACTCCGCCTACAAGCACCGCAATACATACAATCGCCGCACATATTTTTTTTATTTTGTCCTTTAATTCTTCTTGTTCAGGTTTACTTTTTGAAAAATAGTTAAAATTGTATAACACGGTTCTCTCCTTTATAGAAGCTCAACCGTATTTATATGCAGCGTTTATTTTCTTGGCTTTATGCACCTAAAATTATGTTACACTTATCTAACGCACTGATCATGCGAGTCATTCCAATACCACCTCCTACTCTTGGAAAGAAATCATGAGCAAGGAATTGTTCAAGTTCATTTTCTACCCTATCTTTTGTAAATAAATCATACAATAGCTCTGAGTAAGCACCCTCGGTGATAGTATGGAATGTATTCCTCATCTGTTCAACATCTGTGCTGCGTTCAGCACTGCCAATAGTTTCCTGTCCACCTAGTATTACATCTATTTTCTTACTGTGCACTTCATCTTCATAGCGACTCATGTTCCAGAATGGACTAGTAAATTCCGGAAACTCCGTAATCATTGTACTGCCAAACTCTGTAAACATTTTATTTTCATGTTCTGCTTTTATTTCACGCTTGGTATCATAATGATTTTGCCATTCACTATATGTCCTTTCTGTAGGTTC